ATCTGTCTCAGTTCTTCTACGACCAGCCAATTTTGTGTGATGCCGGTATATCTCGGGTCATCTTGACGAATCATTCTTAAGAAGATCAAAAATGGTTTGAGAACAGGTAAATGTTTCTCATCCATTTTGAGACCGAGTATCGCAAGACCGCCTTCAACGCCAAAGACATTGAATATGACAATCAAGTGATTCAAAATCAGGCGAAGAGGTAACTCTCCACCGTCAAGATATCGATTGACCAAGCGTTTCACGTATTTGAATCGCTTAAGGTCTTCTTGGAATTCTTCTGGGTCTACGCCCAGAGGGTTGTAGTAATGTTTAGCGGCGAAGATGAATAACGTATCTTCGGTCAATTCACTGGTGTGCATGATTAACCCTTAAGGAAGGAACCAAACATGCCCTTATTGGTTTCTGTGACAGCGTCACGTTCCACATCGTTCATGTCTTCAAGTGATTTGTTTCCGACGCCGGCTTCAGTAAGCACGACTTCTTCAGTTACAGAACCACCGAAAAATTCATCGATGTCGGATTGGGAAATCTTCATTGAATGAATGAGCTCTGGATTGCCACCTTTGCCAGGTGGGTTTGGTTTAACCCAGCCGCGATGGGTTGGGATTGCATTTGGGCACCAGGTTGGTGCTGTAAGCTTTGCCATTATTATTGTCCTTGTGTTGGTCTATAGCTCTATGTATAGTTATTTGGTGAGACGGTTAACTGCGCGAGAAATTCCAGTTTGACGCTTCTCTGCCTTTTTGTCAGCGGTTGATGCGCGCTTTTCATATTTGTCAATAGAAGCCTTACGACCAACAGTATCAAGACGTGATCCACGAGCTTTCATTGCCTTTGCGTCAGCTCGCATGCCAGCTTCACCTTGGTGGTGCATATTGTCAGAAGCTTTCTTCACGTAAGAACCAAGGGTCTTCTTGGAAAGCTCATCGAGTTGTGTATCTTCAGGAAGACCTCGCGCACGCGCTCTCGCTCGAATATCAGCCATAGACTTCTGAGTAGAAGTCAACTTCTTAGGTTTATCAGCTGTTCGCTTGGTGTCCCAACCGTGAGGCATATTTTTCTTGTCTTGTGCTCGAATCGTTTTAATAGAATCAGGCTTCAGCTTTGGAGCGCGCTTACGGGCTTCACCGAGTTTCTTTTTAGCTCGATCAATACCATCATCACGATTCATCATCTTGCGACCAGCTTTTGCCGATTTGGGAGTATCATCAGCAAAGTCGCTTTTATGCTTCTTTTCAAGGCGATTGCGCTCTTTGTGATAGGTGTCAGCATGCTTATCCATTGAGGGCTGAGCCTTCTTGACGTAAGACCCAAGGGTCTTCTTCGAAAGTTCGTTGACTTCCTCGGCTGATTCGATTATATGTGCTTTGAACGATTTCATTTTCCGTCATTTCCTACTGGCTTTTTGTCACCGATTTTTTGGTCATTATGACGATAGTTCACTGTGCGTGCAAGAGATGCACCAACCTCGGTTTTGTTCATTTGGGTTACTTTGTTGATGTCAGCATAATCTGGCTCATCAACTTTGTGCTTGTTTGCGAAGTCCTTAGCTTGTGGAGCCCAAGTATCATCGTAAGCTTGTGGCTTAGTAGCGCCTTTGATATGCATTGAACGCTCTTCCATCATCGCAAGTGCGTCACGTGTAGAGACTGGCTTACGGGTTTCAGGAGAAACCGAACCACCGAAACGAGATGTTTCAACGACTGGTTCAGACGTTGGAATGAAAGACTCTTTCATCTCTTCACGTGGAAGCTTCTCTTCGAGAGTATCACGAGCATCTTCAAGTTGACGAACGATATATTTGCAATCGTACATCATTGTAGTGGATGCTTTGACGTCTGCCTCTGATGGAGACTTACCGGCTGAATATGATTTACCGATACGGTCTGATGCCGCAAGAGCATTCATGTGATTGTTGTGGAGAGTGTCCGCAAGAGTTGAAATTTCAGAAACGACCTGCTTCATTGCAGCTACGTAACGAACCTGGTTCTTACGATAGTCTTCATTGATCGCGATGGCATCAAGAGCTTCCTTAACGGTCGTCTTCTTGTTTACATCGTCGGTCTGAGTAGATGCTGCTTTAGCTGCTGACTTTAATTCTGCAGCACGATTGGTTACGTGAGTAGATTCATCATCAAGCTCTTTTGGTGCATTGATCTTATCAAGCTTTGAAGTGTCCTTGGTCTTGGATGTTTCAGCCTTTTGCTTGACATCCTTAGAACCTTGAACCGATAGTGCTGGTCCAGTAACTTTATTCATGGTCTGGTTATCTTCGATGATCTCGTTAGTTTCAGCGAGACGAGCCTTGTACCGAGCAAGTGGGGAAGTATCTTCCTTAGTCAACTTGTCAACAGCTTTATTGGTGCCGCTCAGACGCTTATGGAATTTTGTACCAGCTTTCTTCTTGTCATCCGGAGTACCATGCGTTAAACCCATAGTATTACCGATTTGATCTATTGCAGCTTTTTTGACATAAGAACCGAGGGTTTTCTTCGAAAGTTCATTGACTTCCTCAGTATCTTCCTGAACTACAGTCTCAGTTTCGGACTTGTTCTTGGTCGGATTTTGAACAGCCTTGGTCACCTTACGACGACGTTTGTGAAGATACTTATCTGAACCGTCGACATCACCATCGTTATCGATGTCTTTGTCCTTACGGTCATCAAAGTCTTTCTTCACGGCTTTCTTGTTAACCGGGTCCATTGCTTCATTTGTTTCACCAGCGCCGACCTGCTTGAGAGCGTCGCGCATAGCAAGAATATCTTTAGTTTTCATTTGGGCTCTAGCCTCCTACGCTAGTATTTATACGTTCTTTCTTAGGCGAAGAACTGAATTGCTGCTGCACCAATAACTGCGGTTACAATAGCTCCCACGATCCACTTGATATAACCAGTGACGCGGGTGTTGTCTGCAATTAGAAGGTCTTGCTCGTTTTGCTTATCTTCAATTTTGCGGACGGTTGTTAGTATTTGAGATAGACCATCGTCATATCTCTTATTGCCCTCGATGCGCGCAGCTTCAAGGTTTACGATTTTTTCTTCGACTCGTGCCATAATGACAAATGCTTCGCCGAGTTCGTCAATTTTTCTTTCGATTCTTTCGAATCTGATTGGGTCAATTTCTGCCATGTGATATATTTCGATGTCCTTTAGAGTTTCTCGACATCATCTAACCATTTTCTAACACGCTTACCATCTGAAGTTTCGACGATTACGTAATTCGCACCAAGTACTGCGAGGTGTGCCACCTCTTGTGTTTCTTTAATTACTACTTCATCACCTATTTCAAACAATTCACCGGCAATATACTTCTCACGGATCGGCGAGGTTTTACCAAGCTTGATATGAGAACGGAATGATTTCTCTTCAGCGAGATTCATTCCGATACGAATTTTATTGAAGAGACGCTTGGCATCCTCATTCGTAAGTGTTTTTGGTAGACCTTGAGAGAAGGTAACGAAGTCGGAGGTTTCAGCTGCTTCACGCAGTGTGGTTGCTGATGCTGCCTCTACACTGTTACCAGCGGAGGATCGTTTACCAGCTGAACGAACTTTGATACTCTCAAACATGTAATAGCCATGACGGCCTTCTTTACCATTGTAGAGCTTTAGTCGTTCTGAAAATTCTTGTACACGGTCGGCACCAACCATACAAACGATTTTCTTATAACCATCATCATGAAGAGCTGATGCTGCTTCAAGAATGTTACGAACAGATTTATCGTTGCAAATATTGCGACCATGTTTTGGGAAAGCTTTACGAGCAAACTTGAGTTTGTCTTCAAAAAGCAATGGGTTCTTTTTTGTGTCATTTGATCGTGAAAGATAAACACGATATGGGAATGGGCCGGCGGCTTCTGACATTTTGTCCAAAAGCTTCTCGTGACCCAACGTTGGCGGGTTCATCCGACCAAACGTGAAGTACACGGTATCTTTGGACTCACGTACAAATTCTGAAAAGGTTAGTCTAGACATTATAGTCCTCTGTCACGCTTTCTAACTGATGGTAGTAAACGACGTTGACCACGAGCAATACGACCACTCATTTTCTGGAGTCGTCGTTCAATTTCGGCTTTACGTTGTGGGGAAAGGTCTGCTTTGGAAACACCCTTGGTCAACTTCTTGACCAGGTCTCCACGAGCTTGGCGCTTTGCACGACCGGCAATACGGTCTTTATCAGCAATACGGCGTGATGCCTTTTGGCGACCACGCTTCAATTTAGCTTTGTTTCGTTTTGCAATGATACCGCGCTTGCGGCGCTGGGCTACATTAAGAACTTCGATGAGTGGCATGTCATCAAGCGACTCCATGAACTCAATAAGTTCTTCATTTTCTTCGTCATCAAGCTCATGTAAATTGAGAGCTTCGATGACTGAATTCATCTCATCGGAAAAGGTCCCTTCTAAAGAGACCTTTTTCTTTTTGGCGTTACGCTTGGAGAACTTGTCATCCAAGGAACTATATTGTACTGGCGAAAGATCGTCAATATCATAATCTGGTTTCTTAGTCTTTTCTTCAGTGAAGCTTCTAAACGTCTTCATTTTAAGTCCTTGTTGGTGCATCCCATCCTTTATGTATATTGGACGAAAAGTTATGGTAAGAGAACTGCGATCTGTTCACCAATTTTAACGTCTCACTTTGACCAAATACCACATATCCCTCATGTGCAGCGGGATGTAGTCCATCATCTTTAGATACGAAAGTTTGCACTTTTGAGTCTGTGTCAAGGCTATTTATAACTTTCAATTTACTGACCCGGACGTCATCTTGAAACATCAGGATTGCATCCATCTTATCAAATTCACGAAGAACATCAAGAATACCATTCTTGGCAGCACGCCGGCGCATACGACCACGTTCGGTCTTTAATTTCTCTACTGAGGCGGTCAGTTCGTCTCTGACATATGTGTACAACCATGATGAGTGCATAAACGCCGCACCATCACGAATACGTGAGTTATAAGCCCGTTTGATGAGTTTCACAATTGTGGGGTCGGAAGTTACACTCTCCAAATATTCCATATCTATCGCGTCAAAGCTTCTGGCAGGAGATGTAGTGATGTCTTCATCAATAGAGTATTGGTGGATGTGGGGGTCAATGGCTAAGACTTTGTCATTCGACAAAAGCTTACCAAACGGTGGGTGTGATTGATTTCCATTCTTATCGATCCATGTATGCCAAGCAACAGCCATCTCCCAACCTTCCCACCACTTGTTTGGGAAACCATAGACGAGAGTATTAGGGTGGCACATCCATAGATCAGGATATTCTGGGGTTGCGAATACTTCGCCAGGCGTGAAGAGCAAATCGCCTTGAAGGATCATACCCTTTGGAATGACATCAGGCAATAGGCGAAGACAATGGCGCAACTTGATTTTCAGGCCGGTTGCGATGTCGGCGCTTTCAATATTGTCAAGATTGTACGTAACTGCCCCGCCCTTGTTCAGGTAGGATTTTGTAGAGACGAAGAATTCGTCGTCAATCCACCCGGCGAAAATGGATGGCGCCCCATCCCATTTAGTTGAGAGAGCTGCACCACCTTGCTGAATTGACCAGAGGTGGTTGTTAATTTTCATTGCGCCGACTGGACCTTGGTCGAGGATGAGGTCCTCGATGTGGCATAGATGATCGATCATGTGAGTGTGCCTGTCTATATAATTATGTTCTTATTCTAACACAAGTGAGGTCATTTGTACATAGCAACGAGGTCGTTAACGTAACTTTGTGGTGCATCCCCAACGTCACCATATTCATCCGGGACAGTAACAGATGTTGTACCATATTTGGCTAATTTAGCACCGGCCTTGCCAGCATCACAGACCGCAACAACAGGTCGATTCAATGTTCTGAGCCAAGAGGCGTGATGTTTAGGATTGTTGGCAAATAAAGCTACGGCCGATACACCGCGTGCTGTCAAGCGGGCGGCATCAAACAGGCCTTCAGTTAAGAAGAGGGTGTTTGAAAGATACCAGCTCTCTATACCCCAAAAGACCGCTTGTGCCTCACCTGCTTTGGTAAAGTAGCGGCCTTCATATGGATGGTTATTGAGAACTTTGTCTTTGTTGGGTCGGTACATGTGATAGCCCGCCATCTGACCTGAGAAGTTCCAGAGTGGAAACACTGCAACGTCATTCTCATCATCAAGCCATACCTGATGTAGGTCAGTGTCAAGGTGACGAGAATGAAGATTGCCAAGTAGGGTCATATGAATAGTCTATCATACGTGGCAAACAATGTACATCAGAAAGGATGCGGTTTCATTGTTCCGGGTGCAATTGAAACCGGTGAATAGAGATCACCGACGATCTTGATGTCAGGTTGAACCTCGTATTTTTCGCTTCGATCCCCGATTCTGACGTTAAAGAGTCCGGTTCCTTCGAAGTGTGGTATGTCAAGATTCCATGGATTCTCATCACCCATACGAAAGAATTGATCACCCATTTGAAGGTAGTGGGCAGGCACGCTCTTACCTTCATTGTAGTGTTTGACTGTCACACCGGATACGTCCACATCTTTTTCTTTATGGACATACTTGTCATCTCGCTGTTCTAGGAACTCTTTCATTGCTTCCAAAGGAACCGCGGCAGGGTCTTTGAGACCTTCCTTTGTGGCAGTGAGAATTACTTTGTCCCAACTCATATGGTCTTTCAGGTCATCGATGAATTGTTCGGCTTGTGATGATTGGTTTAGAATTTCGGCTGTGAATGTTTGTGTTGGTCCTTCATTTCTAGACCACCATTCTTCACCATTATATTCGACTCTTGGGTTACCTAGTCGATCGGTTTCGTTCATTTTTACTTCAATCCAGGCTTCGACACCTTGGAATTCAGCCAGTACATCGGGGTATTTGGTACCAACGACTGGCCTTTCGGCCTTCACGTTACAGAATGTTGAGAGATACTGAGCAACTGCTCGTTCATAACGGTCGGGCGTGGATAATGACTTTGTCACTGTACGCCTCTTGCTTTGTTATACACTTCTATGTATAGCCCAAAGCAAAAAAATGGGCAAGGTTTTTACACCCTGCCCTAGTTTACCTTCGTTTGCAATGGAGGAAGGTTATCCCGAGTAAGTCTCAACGTCGACAGCCCATCCAGAGCCTCCGCCGACAAATTGGCACTCACGCTTGTTTGTGTAATAGGACTCCGAATAGCCGGCTTGTCCTTTGTTTGACATCATCTCGTCGATTTCCGCCTCGGTCTTGGCGGTCAGTGTTGTTCTTGTCACGGCCATATCAATACGCCTTTTCTACGTTGATCTTCGCTTCGAAGCCACGGGATTTGACTTCATCGAGGTCTTGCATGTCCAACACGTAGAAGAACGCTTCGAAGCCGGTGCCGCGGGCCGAGCAGTGAGGACGAACTTCGTAGTTCATTAAGTGCAATCCTTGGCGCTTGACCGCGCCGTGGGCGCTTTTCTCGGTCTTGTAAACTTTGAGCTTGTAAGTCATTTTACCCTAATTCTGCCATGATTTCCAAGGTTGATGCGCGATCGTTCATTTCACCTACACGACAATCAAGAGCGTATTCAAACATCTCAACATTAATTTCCGAGTTGTCGAAATTGTTGCGAGTACATATTTCATCGGCGAACAAGAACTGATCGGCCGTTTTGTGGTATTCGTCGAGCTCCTTTTGGCTGAGTGCGCCTACGATCTCTTCTACTTTTGATTCGTTTAACATTTTACTGAATTCCCATTCCCAAATCTTCGTTGAGGATTGTCCGAGCAAGCTCGTGGTGACCGTGACCGATGGCTCTTACAGCCATTGCGAGATTTTGCATGCTCTCCAACTGCTTCTGGCGCTCGGCCTTGTACTCGGCTGAATTGATATATGTGGTGTACTGCTCTTTGCCTGCAGCGTAACCCTTCCAGTAGAAATTTTCTGCTGAACCCTTGAAACGCAAGGAAGCTGGAACACCGTCTTTTCCTGCATAACCAACTTTGCGACCTTTTTCAAATGCGGCTGTGAGAATTTCAGTTTTTGTCATGTTATATCTCCATTGCTTATAATAATATACTAACACATCTAAGGCGAACTGTACATAGACAATTCACCTTAGATGCAATTATTTTACCCCTCTAGCGTAGCGAGGTGGAGAAACTTGTCGTCGGCGAAGCTGGTTGTTCCACCGTCTTCGAAGATTGCCATTTCATATGGGCCTTCAAGTCGATAGAGACCTTTCCAATCAACTTTGGCAATCTCAAGACAACGCTTCATCGCTTCATCTTCAGTCGCACCTTTTGCCCAGGAGCCACCGGCCCCTACTTGCATCTTAGCCAAGTATACAGTCATAAGCTTTCCTTTCGTTGCTCATAATTCATTATAAGCTATTTTGAGAGGAAAGTACACAGCTCATTTTCACTTCGGAGGAAGAATTTCCTTACCATCACGAATGATACGCTTGATCTTCACCATTGCATTATCAGATGATGCATAACGCATCTTACCTTCTTCAGGCTTGGAATACTTGGGACCAAAGATGGTTGGTGTTCCTCCCAAGTTGATGCTCTCAACTTTGTTCCAATCACCAGAGCGAGTACCTGTACATTTGACGAAGTCGCCTACCTGGACAGTGTTCATCACCCACCAAGTGTAACGAAGAAGTTTGTCCTCGATACGGAATTCAACATCATCACATGGGACATAAACACCTGGCTTTTTATTTCCATAATGAACGGGTTGTGTCCATTGCATCACATCGGTAAAATCATCAAGATTGATTTCTTCATCGATAGGAAATTGCTTTTCATCATACCAGTTCGTGTCTTCCTTTTCAACAATTTCTTTGAAATAGGTCGAGGTTCCGCCGATCTTTTTGATTTTGCCAGTTTGAATGTTTCGGAATTCCAGTTTCATTCCTGTTGGTGCGCTAATGCTATTTGTCCACAAATTTGTGGGATAATGAACCTTTCCAGCATCACGACCGTATTGTTGAACATTGATGGATTTTTTGACTTCCATCTTCTTCCAGAGGTTACCCTCTTCGATCCACTCTTCAATTGTTTTGTGGGTTCTCATCATGATCTCCAAATGTTATCTCAAGATTGGTTTCATCAAGCGGTGGCAATGGACCTCGATCTACAACGTCTTGAATACACGCTGAAACCTTGGGAGAACCTTTGCCCATGCTTAAGAGAGCCATTGCTACAAACCAATTTGGTGCCATAGAACGTGGGGCCTCTGAATGATCAGAAAGTAGCATAAGAGAAGCTTCCAATGCTAGCTCCAATTCTTCAATACGATCAGCACATGCATCGAGAAGTTTTTGGTGGATTGAAGTAAGAGCCACGTTGCGGAGAAAGTGTGGTCCAGACAATTTGCCCGAACCACGAATGCATTTCTCTTCCCAATCGTCTAGGGCATTATCACGGTCTTTCCAAGAGCGGTTCATGATACAACCTCATAAAGATGATGAACGAAATTACCACCATCATATATAAGCGTCGCAATATAAAACAACCCACCTTCAGAAAACGGATCGCCAGTCACAAATTGTTTGAAGCGGCGGCTTTCAAGCTCTTCGCACATTGTATCGCCCGAATACCAAATCACACCATGGTTGTGTTGAACTTGAGCTGAAAGAATTTCTGCGCCCTTTGGCATGATTAGTGCGAATTCATAATCCATTGACAATTTTTGTTTATGAATAATCTTCACGTCTTTGCTCCAATGCTTTCTTCCCAATCTGTGACCAGCTTCCATGCATGACCCATCAGGGTTTCATCAGCATTCATGCCTTCCAGGATGAGACGCTTTTCTTTCATGTAGACTACACCAAAGTTGGGATCGGCCTCTGTGATGTCACGTGTGTTCGCGATAAGGTCAGCACATTTGATGGTTTGAGACTGCTTTGGTGCGGCGTGAGTATGGAGGCGATCGATCTCTTTCCGTGTGGCTCGATTACCGTCGGATTTCTTCGAGATATCGGTCAGCCAAGAAACGTGGTTCATCACAACCGGGCCAAACATGGCTTCAATCTGTTCGATTGTTACTTCAGTGTCTTCAACAACATCATGAAGTAGGGCTGCTGCCAGCATCTCTGGGGTATGATCAGGCACTGATGAAACAATGGCACATACCTCTACAGGGTGAACGATGTATGGTGCACCGGAGTATTTCCGAACTTGACCTACCGCAGCATGAGCAGCTGAAGCATACGTGAATGCCTTATTGACGATTGGGATTTCGATGAGTTTGGCGACGCGGTCGATTGGGGTTTCCATTGAGTTGTCCTTAGAAGTTTGAGAAGTTGGCGTATGCACCCATTTGGTACAGAACGAAGTAGCCGAGTACCGCTAGTACTAGCGATGTGAGTTTGCTTTCTACGATCGCGTCATAAGTCAACTTGATGAAGCCGACGACGTGAAGAGAAATCCAAATACCGAACCAACCCATTGAACCAGCGTAGCCAGTTACGGCTACGAATGCTCCGGCGGCATAGGCAATATAGAGTGGGATCAGTAAGATCAGGCCGGCTAAGCTTGAGACCAACCATTTTTCTAGGTCGGTTTTGTGGTCTTTACCGGTATCCATTCCGCCCTTCATGAGCGTGATCATCAATAGCCAACCATAGATGAGGGTCCATGTTACTTCCGTCATAGTGTTTCCTTTACATTTTGTAAGTTAAGTCACTCAAAAACTCTACGTCTTTAAGTATCTGTTTTGCTTCGTCGCTCATACATGCACCTGAACATGCACACATACCACCTGATGGGGTACAAACATTTCTTGGCATAGCATATGCGCGCCCCATCATTTCGTTGGTGATGAATTCGAGATTTTCTTTGAGCTTGAGAATGTCTTGAAGTTTCTCAAGATCAAAATAATCTCCGAGTTGTTTCATAGCTTTTAGGCGTTCTGCTGCTTTCATAACGTGTTCCTTCCTAAATCTATTCTAACACAAAAAGGGGCAGAAGTAAACTGCCCCTTTTTATTATTTTCAGTTGTAGATTATTGAGTTGCACCGATGGTGGTATCAACATCCAGGCTTTGGGCTGCGCGCATTGTCATGATGTCCATGAATTCCTGCACTGAGCTAAAGTTACCTGTTCCACCTTCACCGTTTCCACCACCTGAGCTGAACACTGTGTTCGGCACGTTGATGTCTGCGGCTGCACCGGCCCAAGCTTCGTTGATTGATACCCATGCTTCAAGTTTAGCGGCAAGGGCGTTGTCAGCTTCAATCAATACACGCTTTTCATATGCTTCAGCATCAGCGAGAGTCTGCTGTGTTTCGGCATCTGTGCGAGCTTGCTCAAGACGTACAACCGCGGTTTGTGCTGCGATTTCGGCCTGTTGCTTTTGGCGGTTAGCGTCGATGACTGCAAGTTGACGCTCAGTTTCAGCGTTGGTTGTACGCTCAATTTGAACAACCTGAGCTTCGGCTTGACGAGTAGCAATTTGTGTTTCACCACGTTGGATTGCCAAGAGTCGTTGCTCTTCTTGCTCTTTGCGCTCTTCCTGGGCTACGATACGGCGGGATGCTGCATCTTTACGAGCCTGGATTTGCTCTTCAAAGCGGTCATCTGGATCAAGGTTCTCGATGATTGCTGAGCTCACATCAATACCGTATTCCATGTAACCGTGACGTTCACGAACTTCTTGACCGTTGATCAAGATTTTCTCCATGATAGTGCGCCGGGCGCCATCAGTGTCTGCAACGGATTCGTTCTCAGCACCATCAATCTGTTGAGATTGAGCTTGTGTTCGGGCTGCGGCAATACCACGGGTTGTGGTAACCTGACGAACTTGAGCACGACCTTTCAAGACAGCATCACGGTATTCTGTTTTGAATTGGTCACGAGCACCACCAGCATAGTATTGCTCCATGGTGAAGAGGTTAGCGACCGAGTCAAGTGAAGATGTAACTGCTGGGCGAAGAGTGGTTGTGATCAAGCGAGCCGGAGTTCGGAAGTCACGAGCCATTTTCAAGAACTGGTCGTTGTCCTGTGGAAGGCCGAAACGAGTTGCTTGAGTTACGTCGCCGTTCCAGTTGTCCGCGAGGCGAACAGGATATGGACCGTCGATAGATGAGCCTTCAGATTGAGGATCATTGGTGTGTGCCACTGTGATAAAGTGTGGCCATTGTGTGGATGTACCCCAACCGAGGAAGTACCAACCGGTCTGACACGTTGAAGATTCGGTACCCATCACAGTACGGATGTGCTGACAGAAACCAGCGTCGTTGTATGATACACCACCGAAGGCGGCAATCAGACCACCAATTACGATTACAAGTGATGCAACCATATTTTTGACGGTTTTGACTGCGGCTGGCACATTAACAAAGTATGCAATGAGACCAACGACTGCCAAAAGTGCGCCGAAGATTAAGCTTCCCATAATATAGTCCTTTCAAGATTTTAGGGGATTGTGAGGGTACCTTATCACAGGTACCCTCGATAGTACACAATTATTGTGCTTACTTGGCCATTTCCATGGCCAGGTTCATGGCTTTCACCTTACGTGTTTGGTTTCCACCGAACCATGAGTTGTAAAGACGGTTGTCATCGTTCCGTCCTTGCAAGTGATCAGTCACATATGTAACTGCATTGAAAGCCTGCCAGTAGGAACCTTCAGCAAACTCTGCGCCTGGCTGCTTATCCAGGGCATCATATGCAAGTTGTGCGTTCCGTGATAGGTCTTCCACTTTTTCGACTTCCTTCTTGCCGGATGTCTTTGGAAAGACTTCGGAGAAGTAGTAGATCAAGTCGTTCGCTGTGACCTTGCGAGAGCCGAGGAATTCGGCTGCTTTGCGGTAGTCATCGAACTTGTCGTGTGCCAGACCCATTGTCTCTTTCACAAGGTTTCCGTCGAATACGGAGCGGTGAGAAAGACGTACACCATTTTTGGCTTGGCCGGAAAGAGACATTGTAAGAGTGTTGTTGCACACTACACGGATTGGTGTGAAACGAATGTCGATGGACTTGCCATACTGGTGAGGGTTGGAGAAGAGAAGATAAGAGTCGACCTTGTCGCCGCCGAAGATGTCAAATGACTCTTTGACTTTGGCGAGGGCCCATACCATCTGACCATCTTTTAGAGAACCGGCAGTGTGCATTTCCATATCGCCAGCTTGCACGAATTCGTGGAAGAACTCGAATGCTTCAGCGTTTTGGACAGGGTTCCAGCCGGGACCGACATTTGTCAGAACTTTGTTATCTGAAGAGCGGACAAGTGATTGGTGACCTGTACGAACGCGCTTCTTGTTGACTTCGATAAAGGAGTTGTACTTCTTGACTTCCCAATCGAGGCCGGCTTTTTCCATGATCTGTCCAGGTGTGAGATCGGGGGAAACCTTCGTTCCAAGACCGTGCCAAGGGACATCACCAGCATAAGCCATTTGAGCAACGCCATCAACCATTTCTACTTCGTGTGACATGTTATAGTCCTTTCAATTTCTGATAAGAATAATCTACACTATTTTCCCATCAAAGTAAACACTTATTTTCACTCTGAAAGAAAAAGGGCCATCCGAAGACAGCCCTTGTTGAGGAGGTTTTAGTTAAAGCGCATTGTCGAAACAATCTCGCCTGTGGTAGTGTCGCGAACTTGACGCTCACATTCTACTTTGTAGTCCGATGCGCGGAAGATTGCTCCGCCACCGGCATTCCACATGTCTCCAGTCATTCCGTACTGACCGTCCGTAGAAAATCCGCGGGAAATATCGGCACGAATAGTCTTTTGTGTTTGTACACATGAACCCATGTCAGGGAAAGGACCAACTGATGTGGTTTCTGTTCCACCAAGGGAGATTACGATTGCGAAGATCGCGGCTGTTGCTGTGGTTGTCATTGTGTTTTCCTTTTCTATCTCTTAATACTATTATAAGCTATCTGAGAGGAAAAGTACACAATTATTTTCGTCTTGGGTGAATTATTTTCACATTCCAAGTGCCGCCATATACATGTCGAGAACCGCTTCTTCATTGGCAAGATCATCAGCATCACGCTTGCGAAGAGCGATGATACGACGAAGTACCTTTGTGTCGTATCCACGACCTTTGGCTTCGGCCATCACTTCTTTTTGGCCATCATTGATGTCAGTCTTTTCTGCTTCGAGACGCTCATAGCGTTCTACAAATTGGCGAAGTTCTGCACCTGCTACAGTTGAAGCGGTGTCTGTTACGGTATCGTTCATAGTCATATCCATAATAAGAGGGGAAAAATGGGTAGCTAACCGTGGCTACCCGCGGGTGTGTTACGTCACCACACGATCGGTTTAGGTATAATCACCCATTGTCAGCGCCTTTACGCTCTTCTTCGGTGAACTCGGTCTGGGCGTATGCCATATTTGCCGACACACCAGCAGATTTTGCCATGCTCATATCACGAGTCATACGTGATGCAGCGGCCATAGTTGAACCCATCTTCGAAGTAGAATATTGAAGGGTGTTTGATGATTTGAAACCAAGGTTGGAACCGGCTGCGAATGCATCGATGTTGGCACCGAGGAACATGAACGACCATTCCTTACCTTCACATGCTTCAACCATTGCTTTAATCATTGACGAGTGATATTTACGAGAAGCATTTTCCATGCCGTCGGTGAGAACAACTAGAGTTACTGAATCACGATCTTTCTTCTTGGTTGAAGAGAGACGACCATTGATTGCAGAGATTGCGTAACCCATACCATCATAAAGATTAGTCATGCCACGAGGGTTATAGGTGTTCATGCTGAGCGGTTCAACTGTTGCTACATCAACATGCTCAAATACTCTCTTCACCGTATTACCATCAAATTTGTAGAGGGTAACGAATGTCTTCACATCAGACTCTTGCTGACCAAGAAGAAATTCATTGAAACCGTCGATAGTTGCCTGGCGTACAGAACTCATTGAAGCTGAGTCATCAAGGAGGAAAACAACATGTGCTGTTTTCTTGCCGGCTTTCTTCGGTTTAAAGGGCGATATAGATGTTGTCGCAACGCCAATTTTGCTCTCAGCTATGAAAGGAGAGTTTGGGTCGATATGGGGAAATGCTGGGAATTTGGTATAAGTCATAAGAGAAGCCTTTTCAAGTTTGCTAAAGTGGAGGTTCTGTAGGTATTTATAGCGTAACTACCCTTTCAGAATCAGTTTCGACACAAATAATTGAAAAATCCTTTGTGTCTACCCAATGACCGTGCTCAAGAATAGCTAAATGCCAATATCCTTGGTAAAAAATTACGTGTGTTGATGGATCGCCCATAATAAACCTCGTTGGAGGATGAGCAAATTAATGCTCATCCTTTATTACTTAGAAGCGGAATGCTACGCCGACTGTCGTCTCGGTATATTCCATGTCACCGTCCAACTCTACGTCAACGTAAAGTGCTGTCACGTCATCAAGCTGCCAAGACGCGCCAAGGTCAACACCAGTGAATTCGAAGTCGCTGACTTCAGTTGTACCAGCTGCATTGGCAACCGCCGAAACGGTAATGCGAGAATCAAGTGCAAACTCAACACCTGCTGTTGCTTCGAGTGCTTCTGACTCAACGCCATACTCAAGTGAACCGATGACATCCGCAGATGCTGCACCGGCAAAAGCTGCAAGGAAAGCAGCAGTGATCAATGATTTCATTGTTTAGTTCCTATTAAATTGTTTTTGAAGTGGGCCCGTTCTGTTTCGAGGTGGAACCCATACCCAACAGGATTAAGCTGCGAGAGCCATTTCCTGAGGAGCTGCATTTGTGTTTGCTGCTGTTAGTTTTGTTTGACCGAATAACGTAGGTCAACACGGCAATCTACTCTCATCTTGGCATACCAGTCGATCCTAGTTCTGCCCCATCATATCTTATCTCGAACCAGGACCACGACATCGGTATGGCCACTATCGAATGTCTTAGACTGCATCTACTAGGACCTCCGTCCGTTCGAAGAAGATAAGATATGGTGGAGCAGCGCGGTACTGCCCCGCGGTTCTGCATATGATTTGAATCGTATCTACGATTGCGTTATTTGCCGGCTTTCACCGACGAATTCATGGGAAACTCCTGGGTTAGAGTGAACCTTGTAAAATACTCTGTTTGATAGTTTTATTTATAAGCTATCGGTGCCTAAATGTACACATTTATTTTCAAAATCTTCCCATTTAGGCTCGGTTGTTTCTCGGTAGTCATCTACTATTTTCTGATGATAATCTACCGTATTCAAATGTGCCATTGAAATGAGGTACTTTAGGTGTCGATCGCGTATGGGTTCGGGATTCAATCCAGCCTCAGAAATCCGCTGCCTAATAGCATTGTTACGGTCTCTCTCATTCATCTTTATGTCTCGATTATAAGTCAAATGGTGAATTATCTGTCAGTAATGTCATAATTTTTTGCGATCATCACAGGGTCTTCCTTTGAACGATCAAAAGGAACAGTGATGCTCTTGCTCTCTTGGACGTTTGCATGATTACCGACATATACATATTTCGTGATTATTTTCAGTAGACCAAAGCCTGCACATTTTTCACATTTTTCGTAGTGCGTTTCAGAATCGTTATTGTGGTACGATACTATTTCTTCACGTTCAGTATAGCCGAGACCTGTACATCTGGAACAAGACTTCAGTTTTTGAGTTTTTGCAATTCGAAAGTGTAAACCTCGAAGCATCTCATCATCTGTAGGAAGTTCATTCATGTTTCGTCTTCTCCTTAAAAAGTCGTTCCATAATTTTGCCACGTTCTTCTGCTGTGAATCGAGACCATGAAACAATTTCCATGAGGTCTCGACCACATCCTGTGCATACCTGCGTTAGGTCATCAATTTTGCATTCTCTGATGCAAGGTGATGGAACCTTAGACATCCTCGTCGTGGACGTGAAGCTGTAGGATCGCGTAGTGAATGACCTTCATCAGGTCTTTGCGAGCATCATCACGGGAACCCTTCTTACCGTAACGCTGAGCATATTTCAATACGTTACCGATGTTGAAGCCAGTTCCATGTCCACCATCATAAATGAATTCAGTCGCCTGGAACTTGTCACGGGAATAGTGTTGACCATAAGTCTTGTTGATGTAGTCAGTAATCTCTTGGAGATATTGACCCTCGTTGAACTTATAGTTTGGGCCAGTATTCATTTGAATTCCAGCACGGTTTGGTGGAGTTGTGAAGCGCTCTTCCTCATCTCCACGTGTTCCATACTTTTCTTCGATTTGTTCTGCGTCCATTAAATAGCATCCTCTAGTTTCTTGATACCGGACACCCAGTTTTCAGCGGCATCGGTAACATATCTCATTGATTTGTTGGGGTATTCTTCATTGAAGAAGTGGCGACCATGGTCATCATAATAATCGATGTTAAGAACTTCCTTTGAGATTGAAATAACGGCTTTGCCGCGGTCTACTGTCTCGTAGGTTGAAAGTACTCTTGACATGATAGTCTCCTTATGAGTTGACAAAATCTCCGATCATCGGAAAGATTGGTCGAAGTGCATCGGCGCATTGACGAGCAACTTCCATGTGTTCAAGTTGTGTGCCTGGAGTTGTGCGAAGATCAATATAATGGATCCAAGAACGAATTGTTCCATTAACATACAGTCTTGAGTTTGTATTCCCTTCTGGAAGAACAGAACGGGCTTGCTCTTTGGCGATACCATTTTCGACCGCCCATTTGTAGCCCATCTTTGCTTCATGAATGATTTGGTCTTGCTTGGCATGCCATGCTTTTTGAAGCTCTTCGTCATTAGTATGTATAGAGTTTTGGCGATTTTTCTCATCTTGAAGTCGAGCTTGTCGCGTCATAAATGCTAAATCTTTTGTAGGATCAGCATAGCGTTGTGAAAACTCTTGGAATGAGAAAGAACGGTGACGAAGGAGTTGTCGACCGATA